TATGCAGAAACTGGTGCTAGACGACAGTTTAGACAACAAAATGCTTTAGCTAGAGAGACATTAGGATTACCAGCTACATACGGTGCTCCTATAATGCAACCTCCTACAAACAGATTAGCTGGTGCTTTACAGATAGCAAGCACAGCCGCAAGTATATATAGCGGCTTTGGTATGAATTTTTTAAAGTTTTAAAATTATGACATCATCATTCCAAACCGTCGTAGGTAAGTCTAGGGACGATATACCCGATTTACCTACCGATAATTACGAAAGAACTGAGGCAGAACTAGCTAGTGCAGCTAACGACGCTATAGATAATCAGACTCAACGTAGTGCTGCTGCTTACCAGCAGATGGCTCAAATACAAAAAGAAATAGCAGATAGACCTCTAAATCTTCTTAAAGATATAGCACAGTTTTCTACACAAGCTAGTCAAGCTTTAAAAGTGTTTGAAGATAGAAAAGAAGCACAGAAGAAAATAGATGAGGCTATGAGATATTTAGACTCAAACTCTAGTGCTCAGCTAAGAGACGCTGAAGGTAAGTTTGCTTTTGAAGATGCAAAGCTTAATAGCGAACTATGGCAAGAGGGCAATCAAGGCTCAGAAGTAGCAGAAAACTTTTTAAATACAAGGTTAGCTCCACAACCACAAGACATAAGTTTAGAACAATTAATATCTGATATTAAAACAGATTATTATGGTGCTAGACTACAGATTATAAACGAAAATGGTGGTAAAGATATTACAGATATACAAGAGTATATAGAGTTACATAACGCTGCTGATGAGCTAGTAGTCACAGCTATGATACAGAACGCTAGAGACGCTGGCATAGATGTAGAAAGTAGGGCATTTAGAAAAGCTTTTTACGAGGACATCTACCCTGATCTAGTGCAAAGAAGAAACAACAATATACAGACGTTTAAGCGTGAGGCTAATGCTAACTACGTTAAAAATAGAGATATAAAACTAAATAAAAATATAATAAAGGCTTTACGTCCATTAGAGTATGGTAAAAAAGTAGATATTGATGCACAGCAAATAGTTGATACTATTTACTTAGAGCATGGTGGTGACGGTAATGACAAATTTACAAGAGCTGATGCTTTAGAGTATCTTATGACAGCTGTGGCTGCTGATATAACATCTGACGTACCAACACTAAAGCTACATCATCTTGAATACTTATACGATCAAGCTCAGTTTGTACCAGCCTATGCACCCGGAACTCGTACTACTGTTGAAGACAGTAAGTTTGCACAAAGAGACGGATATGCTAAACTTATACAGGATACTAAGATTAAACTAGCTGAAGATATAGAACGAACAAAACTAGCTGATAAAAGAATATTTCAGCAAGAAGTAGATCAGCTTAAAAAACAATACATAGATCAAGGCGGTATACCACCAGAAATCTTAAAACCTCTAATAGAAGATGCAGAGCGTCAAGGTATTGATACAAGCAAAATAGATTTTGGAGGTGATGGTACATCAACTAACGGCGGTAATTCTAGAGTAGGAGTTGCTGATCCGGAAGGTTTAAAAATAGAAGAAGGCTTGCAATCGTCACATCCAAACTATACTCAAGGCACACCCTTAAGTATTCTCGAAAAGCTTGAAGTTAAAAAAGCTTATGATGAGTTTAGCAGACGGATGGATAATCTGCTAAAAGGAGGAACAGATTATGATAAAGCTATATCTACAGTATTACCTCAAATAGAAAAAGAATTAGCAGCCGGTGACTTTGCTCTAGGCACTATTGAAAAACAGGAAGGTGGTACACCAAGCGTTCAAGATATACAAAACGATAATAATATAGTAAAAGCTAATGTTGCTAAAACTACAAGTCAAAGTAATTTTGTATCTCTGTGGGAAAAGCAAGCTATAGGGCAATATAAAAAACATTTACTATATGGTGATCCTTTTCCTAATTATTTTAATAAAGTAGCAAATGGAACTAAGATGTCACCTAAACAGTATGCACAAGCTAGATTAGAAGCTACAGGTGGTCTAAACGAAGATGGTACGATAAAGGTAAGACCTAGGGTAGTGCAAGATGGGTACATAACAAATGATGCTGGAGAGCAAGTACCAAACATGGTTATGGTTGATCCACAGTACGATCTTACATTAAAAGATAGAAACACACTAGAAGTCAAACCACACCTAACTAAAAACCTAGACTTTATAAGCGACCCGTCTGGAGAAAATACAAAAAAACTTTTAAACGCACTTAAAATATCAAACGTAAAAGAAGGTTTTTATCAACCAGCTTTTGGTTTTAGTAGAAAAAACGGTAACAAACTTACTGTTAATCAAATAGTTGAATTAGCTAACAGAGGCGGTAGTAAGTTTGGCATCTATCATCTTACTGCTACTGAGCTTAATGATGCCTTAAAAGACGGTGTTATAGATGGTGACGCTTTGTTTAACGAAGATACACAAAGTAAAATAGTAGTCGAGTTAATGAGGCAAAGAGCTAATCGAACAAACACTATCAGAGGTGCTATTATACAAGCTAAAAAAGGTGGTACAGAAACTGTATTTGAAGGTGACGAAAGCGAAAAAAGATGGGACAGATTAGTTTCATTAAGTAATGCTGAGCAAGAAATAGTGCTAAATGCGTTTCCAGCTTTACGTGGTATACCTATGAACCAGTTTCAAAACCTTTTAGGCGGTGTTGTAAAAGCTATTGCAGACGGTTCTATTGATAAAGATATAGAAGACAGAAAAAGACAAAAAAGAGAAGAAGAAACTAGAAGACAAACTGAAGGAATTATTGCAACTCCATAACTATGACTGATTCAAACTATTCTAATATAGAAGTTGATATTGATGGAAACACGCTAGACTACGTAGCTAACGAAGCTGCGGCAGCTGCGGAAGAATATCAACTACAGGTTGAGGCACAGGAGCGAGCACAAGAAACTTTGGAACAACAAGATAAACAAGCTGTTTCAGAGCAAGAAGATCCTCGAAATGCCGAAAACTGGGGTGCTAAGGCACTCATTAAAGAAGGTCAGTCCATACTATCTGGTGGCCTTCAAGATACTGCATCATCTATAGCCACCTTTCCAGAACGTACAATAGACGCTCTTTCTGGTGAGATGCAGCAACAAAGAGAAGAAACTGGTGAATACAGACCGGACTTCAGCCCTTTTGGTGCATACGATAACCCAATAGAAACTAGAACATGGTGGGGTAAACAGCTACGAGGCTTAGTACATTTTGGTACATTAGCCGTAGGTACTGTTGCAGCAGCTAAGGCTGCGGCCGCTACAGGTGTAGTTACTATACCGGCTGGTTTACTAGCACTAACAAAGGGTAATCTAGTCAGAGGTGCAGCTGTAGGAGCTGTGTCTGACCTTATATCTAAAGAGTCAGACGAGCAAAACGCATTAGGTGCGTTACGTGATAGGTATGGATGGATAGATACACCAATATCTACCAAAGATACTGACCACCCAGTAGTGATGAAACTAAAGAATATTGTTGAAGGTATGGGTATTGGCCTAGTCTTCGACGGGTTTGCATACACACTGAAAAAAGGTGGTGATAAAGCCATTGAACAGATTACTAAACGTAATAAAAGTTTAGAAAAACAAACAGTAGAAGCTGGTGTTGCACAGATACGTGAAGGTGAAACACAGTTTAGAGCAGATAAAAATGCCCCTATATCTCAACCACACCAAGGGGCACACGTATCCGAGGTAGATCCTCAAGCAGCTCGAGAACAGCTATCGAAAACACGTAAGTCATGGGGCTCAGAAGAAGGCTCTACTGGATCGGTCACTACACCCGTAGAACGAGAAAGAATAGGCTTAAAAGGCGGTACAGACGACGCTACGGTTGAAAGAATCATGCGTGGGTTAATGAGCAGCGAGAAGTTTGCTAAGGAACTAGAAGCAGCTAAAGGTGATAGAAAAGCTCTTGTTAATAAATACAGAGAAGCTATCGAAGCACATCAACGTATAACTCAAGGCAGAAATGCTATAGACATGTCACCACAAGAATATCTAGAAGAGTTGTTTGAAAGCAACGATATTATTGATGGTAATGCTGTATGGACATCTAAGAATGTAGTTGTTGCAGACCTAGTTATAGGGTCATTATTACGACAGGTACGTGACTTAGGTGTAGCTGGTAGAGAAATAGCCGACCTAGTTGATTTGCAAGACATCGATGGCCCAGCTAAACAGATTGTAGATACTATGCTTACTGCGTTATATGAAACAAAGAAAGCTAGATTTGTAAAGTCTGACTCATTTAGAGAATTAGGACTTGGTAAGAAAAGCAAGAAAGTTGTCGAAGAAGCTACACAAGACGCTATGGTTGACGCTAGAGATTCTATAATGTCTATCTTAAAAATAGCAAAAGATGATGACAATGACGATATGATAAACGCATTGTTTGAAGCTTTTTCTATGATGGAAAATGTAAATACTCTTGACGACTTTGATGCGTGGGCAAGAAAGACTATACTTGGTGGTGCATTAGAAGCAGGCGGGCCTCAGCGTACCGGTGCTTTAATAAGAGAATTAGAAGGTGTTATGTCTCATAGTATACTATCTGGCCCTAAAACACCAGCCCGAGCAATTATGGGTACATCCACTGCAACATTCTTACGTCCGCTAGCTCAAGCATTAGGTGCTGTATTACGTTTACCATTTGATGGTAATGTAGCAACAGTCAGATCTAGCCTTGCATCAGTTAATGCTATGGTAGAAGCTATACCAGAGTCATTTACTTTATTTAGAAGTAAACTAAACTCTTACTGGAAAGGTGAT